CTTTCAGGCCCAATAGATTGCAGGTTGCGCGACGCGCGAACCTTTCCGCTTTGCCCTCAGCCGTTCATCGGCGTCTCTTGCCAAGCATGGGCACTGGAAGCGACGGGCAAGGATGCGCAAGGCCGCGCATTGATATAACCCTTGACCGTTCCAGCGAGCCTTACACAGTGCGAGAGCTTTGCCGCCTGCTCTTCGCTGCACTGTGTTGGCAGTAGCTAATGCGAACCCGGGGCCAAATCGAGCTGCTATTAGTGGTAGTATATAATAACTATATACTACTAAGGGTTGTAGTGCGTAACGGCCTGCGCGCGTAAAGCTTTGCGCACTGCGCGTTGCTTACGCGCACGATCCCTAGTGGGGTGTAAAGTTACACCTACTAGGGATCGTAGTGTAAAGTTACACCCACTAGGGCTTGTGTCGTGTAACTTTACACCCCACTACAGGTGGGGGGTACCCCGGGGTCTGCTACCATGGCACGGATCTTGCCACCCTTCTGGACGTTTTGATTTGAATTTACTTTGTGATCAACTTATTAGGTATCTATTAGACGACTTGACACAATGTGCAGGGCCCCGGTACCTTCAAGCCATGACTCAGCTGGAACGGCTGCACATGCGCCTCAAGACCAAGCTCGAAGGTCTGAGGGATAAGCCTTTCTACATTTCGCCGCTGTGGGTTCGAGCATCCTTGGCGCGCGAGCTGGACCGAGTACAGGAGCAGATCGATGGCCGCAAGCAAGTCCGACCTGATGGGCAACGCAGCGCACTGGCTCAAGGAAGCAAAACGCAATCATCTGGGTGACGCAGGCGTGGGAGCGATTTTCATTTTCTTCAACACCAACGAGTTTGGCTCAGCCGTATGTGCCGCCACCGTTAACAAGGCGTACTTGAAAAAGCATCTCAAGGCCATCATTGACAAGATCGAACAAGACGAAACCAGGATTGTGACGCCCTATGACAATTAACTCGAAGTTGAGCCAGCAGTTGACGCAGATCAAACTCGTGGGAGACGCGGTCGCTGTGCTACGGACGGAAGCGTGGTTCAACGACGCTGACGTTGTGATGGCAGCGCTGAACCTGACCCGCCAGTTGCTGAAGACGGTGTGCAAGGAACTGGTGACGACGCACGAAACCGCCTTGGAGAAAGCTGATGAGTGACGATCCAGTACGAACAGACATGGTGCCGCTTCACTACGACAAAGAAATCACGCCCAATGACGACAAGCTAAAGTTGGACGCCATCAATATCTGCAATCAGTATTTGCAGTTTTGGCTTCCAGGGGAGGTAGAGATCACAGTGCTGCTCTCCCGCCCCGGCGACAACAAGGTGAGCTTCGCCACGTCCAGCGCGAGCAAAGAGCGGGTGTTGCAGCAGATGAAGGATACGGCGACGGCCGTGCGCAGCAGCTTCAATTTGTTCGTGAAAGGCAACAGGTTTGTAAAGTGAATGCGCGTTGGATCACATTCGAGGAAGCGGCGCGAGTGCTTGGAGTTTCGCGTCCTACTGCCAGGACGTTGTTGGCGTCTGGCGAAGTACCGGGCTTGGCAGACCACTTCGGAACAGCGCGAATTGACAGAGTCAAGTTCTTGGATTGGTTGAAGAAAAATACAGAAGAGCAAAAGTAGCGGATGTTACAAAGCTGACGCCGCGCGCATCTGCATGCCATAGGTGCGCGCGTGACCAAGGTTAAGCCGACCTACAACAACAAGAAGGGCCCTGACGGCCTGACAGTCCGTGAGCGCAACTATGTGCGCGAGCGGCGCGCGGACATCTGCTCGCCAGAGTCAGTGATCATGCAGCGCGCCGGCTACGAGGGCAGCGCGCAGAACCTGACCATTCGCGCCCGGACCCTGATGCGTTGCAACCCCGTGGCGATGGCCGTGCGGGCGCCGTCGCTGCCAGACGATAAGCCGCTGGATCAAGAAGTGCTGAAGGACCAGGTCATTCGCACCTTCCGGCAGATTTTGAATTCAGACCGCACGTCGGACGCAGACAAAATCAAAGCGGGCAAAGAGCTTCTCTCTACGATCCCTGGCGGGTACGTGCCGCTTCAGGTTGTGCAGAAAGGCAGTTTTACACTGGAGTCCTGGGTGCAGCAAATGGGCGGTTCGCCCGCCGAGCTCGATCAATCAACCTTCATCACAAACGGAGCAGACGATGCCACGAAATAGCAGCGACGGTGAGTTGGACAGCCTCAAACAGGAGCAGGAGTTTTGGGACCCAGCGGCGGGCGAGCGGCCCGAGGGCGAAGCGATGGACCGTGAGATCCCCGTGCGCTTCATTCCGGCGACGCAGTTGATCAAGCCAGCGGGCACGTCGCCTGGGCTCCAGCCGGGTGGGGGTGGGCAGCAGGGTCCGGGCAACTCGCCGCTGCGCAAGGGCGGGTAGGCCGTGGGCAAGAGACTCAGCGGCGACTTCAAGACCGGCGCAGGGTCTGGCAAAGCAGCCGGGTCCGGTGGCCGCAACACCGGGAACGACCAAAACTTCTCGGGGCAAAAGCCGCGCAGCACGCCGAGCTTTCGCCAGCCCGAGCAGGGCACCACCAGTCCGGCCGGGCAGGCCCCAACCGTGGGCGGTGGCGCTGTCGTGCGCTTTCAGCCGTCAGATCCCAGGCTGACGGGGCAGGTGTCAAACCAGGCGCCGCACCAGGCCAGCATGAGCGAGGCAGAGAAAGGCGAGCTGCCCAGCAAGAGCACCGGCGTTCCTCCGTTGATTTTTCAGTCCAGTGACCCTTGCATCCACACCGACGCAGGCCGCGCGGCCGGGCCCGAGAAGTACGCGGGCGGGCTCATGCCTTCCCAAGCTCCGGGCTTTCCGGCGCCTCCGTACAAGGTCGCCTAATGGGGCGGGTGAGCGCCAGCGAAGAGCCGTTGGCGTTCACCGCGTCCGAGCGCAAGGCCGTTGGTATTCCTGATGCCGTGGCGCGCAGGCTGCGCGCGGATTGTGGCTTCTTCATGCACAAGGTGTTGAACGTCGAAGGCGATGCCTGGCAGCAGAAGTTTTGGGGCGCCATGTCGGGCGAGCATATAGAGCCCTTCGCCAAGCGCATGCTAGCGCTGAAAGCCTGCAAGGGTCCTGGCAAGACGTTCGCGATGGCCGCTGCGGCGTGGTGGTGGCTGTTCACGCGCTGGCATTCCAACGGCGTTGCGATGTCGATCACATCGGACAACTTGCGTGACAACTTGTGGGCGGAGCTGGCGCGCCTTCAAGGACGGTCAACTTTGCTCAGCCACTTCTTTTCTCATCGTGGAGAAAGGATCGAAGCCAAGGAATACCCAAAGGATTGGTGGTTGTCGTTTAGATCTTTTCCGCAAAACGCCGACAAGAGCCAGCAGGCCAACACCCTGGCCGGTCTACATGGGCGGCATCCGCTCGTGCTCTGCGATGAGGTAGGAGACTACCCTGATGGAGTGGTGGTGGCCGCAGAGGCGGTGTTGGCAACGCTGGTCAATGGCAAGCCGCCCGATGGCAGGATCATTTTGGCAGGCAACCCCACCAGCACGGAAGGTCCGCTCTACCGGGTGACGATGCGCGACCGAGCTAGATGGTTCGTGCAAGAAATCACGTCTGACCCCAAGGACCCGCTCCGCTCGCCGCGCGTGGACCCTGAGTGGGTGCAAGCACAGATCGACACCTGGGGCATCGACAGCGACTTTGTAAAGGTGAACATCCTGGGGCAATTTCCGTCGCAGCAGGCGAACAAGCTCATCGGGCCCGACACTGTGCAGACAGCAGCAGCGCGCAAGATCGAGCCAGGCTTTCAGCAAGACGCCCTGGTCTTCGGGCTGGACGTAGCGCGCTACGGCGACAACGCCAGCGTGCTGTTCCAGCGGCAGGGCAACATGTCGTGGCGCCCCAAGGTCTGGCGCGAGTTAGACTTGATGAGCCTGGCAGATCAAGTTGCCACAGAGTTTGTCACCAAGAACCCAGCGGCTTTGTTTGTAGATCAAAGCGGCGTGGGCGGCGGAATTGTTGACCGGCTGCGGCAGATGGGCATTCCCGTGCTCGCCATTGACTTTGGTGGAGCCCCTTTGGACAACCGCTTTGCAGATCGCCGCAGCGAGATGTACTGGAAGATGGCGGATTGGCTCAAGCGTGGAGGAACCATACCTGACGACGTAGCTCTGCGGCAGGAGCTGGTGTCGCCCAACTACTCGTGGAAGGCGACCGGCAAGATCACAAAGTTTAAGCTGGAATCCAAAGACGAGATGAAAAAGCGCGGCGTGAGCAGCCCGGACATGGCCGACGCGCTCGCGCTTACTTTTGCAGCGCCTGTGGTAACGCCTGCAAAAGATCAAGTCATGTACAGCGCGCCTCAGATGGGCAGCAATAATGGCTGGGGCAGCAACCGCTTGCGCGGCGGGACTGAAGAGTCCTGGGACCCTTATGGGAGCGACTAAATGGGATCTTCAAACGTAGTCAACCAGCAAGGCAGCACGCTCTCGGACGCTGACCACGACACTTTGTACGGCATTGACGGACCCGGTGGCGTTAAAGTTGGTGGCTTGCGAAACACAGATCCCACCAAGTTTGCAACCATGTTGAACAACTGGTTGACGAGCGGAAAGCCCAAGCCGGTGAATCCGGGCGAGACATTTAAGCAGGCTCAGGACGTGTACGGGTTGCACGAAAAAGCCAGCGCAGGCGCGGGCATCGGCGGACTCTTTGGGTTGGGCTTGATGATTGGAGATCTTTCACCAAAGGTGCCAACTCTTACACCCAACGTGCCGTCCTATGGCATGAAGCCTGTGCCGGGTGTAAAATGAGCAGCTGGGACTTGATTCAAAAACAGATCAACGAATCTGCCAAGCACCCAGATCCTCAAGAGTTCTTGGGCATCAAGCGTCAGACCGTACAGCCAGAAGACCGGCTCGAACGCAGGCGCCGCTATTTACTGAGCTGGACCGCACGCAAAGCCGAGCGCACCCGGCAATGGAGCAAGTGGCAGGATCTTTCGTCTTTAATCATGCCAGAGCTGGGCCGGTTTCTAACGTCGGACCACAACGTGCCGAAAGACACGTCGAAGATTCTCAACGGCACGCCCACGCGCATGGCGCGCTCTCTCATTGCCATGCTCATCTCTGGCCACACCAGCCCGGCGCGCCCGTGGTTGAACCTTACTGTGATGGATCAAAACTTGGCCGAGTGGGGGCCAATGCGACGTTGGCTGTGGGAGTTGAACCGGCGCGTGCGGCTGCTGTTCGAGCTGGCCAACTTCTACCGCGTCATGGCCATGTGCGTGTATCCGGGCCTGGCAGTATTCGGCCTGGGCACTTGTCTACTCGAAGAAGATCCTGTCAAGGTGCTACGCTTTCCGCAGCTGGCAATGGGCTCCTACGTGCTGGCTGGAGATGGCGACGGGATCATTGACACGTTGCAGTACGAAGAGGCGTGGACCGTGGGCGAGCTGGTCAAAGAGTTTGGCTGGGACAACGTCTCCAACTCGATCAAAGTTGCTTGGAACGGCGGTTGGTACGAGCAGTACGTTTCGATCTTGCGAACTATCTCGCCAAACTCTGAGTTTATTCCCGGCACCATCGGCGCCAAGGGAAAGAAATGGGGCTCGGCCTGGATGGAGATTGGCGGACTGTCCAGTGCGGCGGGCGCCTTGGCGCAGCCTAGCTCGGACCCGGCCATCGGTTTTCTGCGCGAGGGAGGCTACGAGTCCTTTCCGGTGTTGTGCGCTCGCTGGGCCACCACGTCGAGGGACATCTACCCAACAGGGCCTGGGCACGACGCGCTGCCAGACGCGCGCATGGTCATGCAGCTGGAGCGGCGCGAGTTGCTGGCCATCAGCAAAGGCGTGAACCCTGCCATGCTGATACCCGACGCACTGAGGCTCAACCGTTTGAGCATGCTGCCCGGTGACGCCATCTACTACCCGACCGGCACCAATGGCATAGAAATCAAGCCCGCACATATCGTGGACCCGCGCTGGGTCGAGCAGTCCGCGAGCAAGCGGCAAGAGGCAATGCAGCGTATTGGGCAAGCTTTCTTTGTCGATCTTGCACGCATCTTTACCGAGACGCAGCCTGGCGACAGCAAGCAGCCCGACACGGCGGCAGCGGTAGCAGCCAAGGACCAGGAAAAAATGTTGCAGCTGGGCCCGGTGCTGGAAAACATCAACGAGTTTTTGACCCGCTTGGTTGAGCGCACGTTGCAGATCATGGCTAAGCGTCGCATGATTCCGCCCGCGCCGCTGGAGGCGCGCGACATGCGATTAAAGGTCGAGTTTGTGTCGATCTTATCTCAAGCGCAGAAGTTGCTGGGCGCGCAGCCCAAAGAGCGTTTGATTCAAATGGTCGGGCAACTTGGCGCAGTGGTTGGGCCTAACGCGCTGGAGCAGCCCATCGACAAGATCAATACTGATGTGCTGGTGGATGAGTACGCGGACGACCTGGGCATTCCGCCTTTGGCTATTGCCACGGACGAAGAAGTTGCGAAAAAGAGGCAAGCGCGCCAGCAGCAGATGCAGCAGGCCCAGCAGGCGCAGATGATGGCGACGGGCGCAGATGCCGCGCAGAAGGCAGGGACGGTGGACATGAAGGGTGACAACTTGGTTACGCGAATGCTTGGGCAGACCGCGGGCGCTGAAGCAGGCGAGTCTGGAGAGCAAGCCGCATGAGAGCCGACGAGCAGGAGGGCATACTTAATGACTCCAGCGCAAAGCGCGCCAAGGACCAAGTTGAAGCTGAAGCGCGGCGCTTGAACAGAAGCGATCTGTTAGAGCTTCTGGGCAACCCAGCGTTTCTGCGTTGGCTGCAAAAATTTGTGTACCCGTGTTTGATGCAGGCTTTTCCAGTTGGCGATCATGCTGAGCTTGCAGCGTTCAAGGGCAGGCATCACTTGCTGCTGGAGATGATGAGGGATTTTGAGGAACAGGAAGGCAACTTTTTAGGCCGGTTGATCGACGCAAGAGAAAATTATCAGAGCATGCTGCTGCGAGCAGCTGGAGATAGATCATGACTGAGCAAGAGTTGAAAGCCCACGCTGACGCGCAGGCCGCAGAAGCAGCCAAGGTCGCTGCCCAGGTGAAGACTGAACAAGTGGCCAAGGACGCAGAGCTGGCCAAGGGACCCAGCGGCCTGGACAGCATCAAGGCCGAAGATTTGAAGTCGTTGTACAGCAAGTCGCCGCAGATGTTCAAAGACGCAGGGATCGTGCAAGCAGAGCCTGTTCTCAAGCCCGTCGAACTGCCACAGAGCGCCGCTCCGGTGGCCTACGAAGGGATTGAGATCAAGTTTGAAAAGGACGTGGTCGTACCAAAGGAAGTTCTCGACAAGTATTTCGTGCACGCAAAAGCCAACGGATTGACGCCCAAGCAGGTTCAAGCCGAGATTGATTTTCAGTTGGAGCGTGCACGAGAGTTCACAGCGGCTCAGCCCAAGGTGAAGACTTCGCAGGAGCTTCAGCTTGAGCAGGACGGCTTGAACGTGGCGGCGTTGAAGGCTGACCCGGTCTTCGGGAAGGCGTACGAGGCCAACATGGAGTTGGCTCGCAGAGCCGCTGCAAAGTTTGGTGATGCCGAGTTGTTGGAGAGGCTGCGCACCAGCGATCCTGTGTTGGTCAGGCACTTCCACAAACTCGGGCTCGCTGATGCCGAGGACGGTACGCGCAGAGGTCAAAGCAGGAATGGCAACGAGTCTGACGAAGCAGATCCTGCAAAAGCTCAGGAAGCTTACATGCGCAGGCGCTACAGCAGATCTCCTCAGATGTTCCCCGACAACCCCAAGCAAGATTAACTAGGAGCGGCAAACATGGCACTTTCAGCACTCAGCTCAACCGACCTTACATTGGTCGATGTTGCAAAGCGATCGAAAGACGGGATGATGCTTCCCGTCGTGGAAGCGCTCCAACAGCGCAACGGTCTGCTCCAGAGCATGGTCTGGAAGCAGGGCAACACCGACACCGGCCATCAGGTGGCTTCGCGCAATGCGCTGCCGTCTGTCTCTTGGGTCCGGTATAACGACGGCGTGCAGCCGTCCAAGAGCACGGTGGACACGTTCACTGAGCGCACGGGCATCCTCGAAGGTCTGTCGTCCGTGGACAAGCGCGTTGCGCAGATCAACGGCAACGAAGCAGCTTTCCGCGCGTCGGAAGATGACGCTTTTCTTGCGTCGATGGCCAACACCCTGGAGTCGGCGTTCTTCTACGAGTCCACCAAGGTCAACCCAGAGCGCATCATGGGTTTGGCACCGCGGCTCGGTCTGAGCACCGGCGCGTACGGCAACAGCATCATCAAGGCGCAGGTCGCGGAAACCACGGCGGACCAGACTTCAATCTGGTTGGTTGGCTGGGGTGAACGCACTGTGTACGGCATCACCCCGCGTGGGCAGCCGACTGGTCTGGAGATGGAAGACAAGGGCGAAATCCGCGACAAGGATTTGGTCACGGGCGCCGTGAAGTACAAGTACGAGACGTTGTTCCGTTGGCGCTGTGGTCTTTGCGTTGAGGACTATCGCTTCATCGTCCGTATCGCCAACATCAGCTCGTCAACTCTGACGGTGGACGCTTCCACCGGCGCAGACTTGATCCGCTCTATGGTGAAGGCGTACTGGCAGATCTTCGACCCTCGCTCGGTGCGGCTTGCGTGGTACTGCAATCGCACAGTCGGAAGCTTCCTGCATCAGCAGGCGCTGTCGAAGACCTACAACTCGACTCTGTCCATTGATCCCGCGCCGATGATTGGCGCAATCGGGATGTTTGGGCAGCCCATCGTTCGCGCGCTGGGGTCGCCAATCTACATCTCGGACGCAATCACCAACGTCGAAACTTTCGTCAACTAATAGTCCACCCGGACAATAAAGGAGATCAAAATGCAGGACAAATTCGCAATGTTCGACATCGCGTCGAGCTTGATTCAAGCTGGTGCATCGGGCATCGGCTTTGGTGGTGGAGTCGCAGGTGCCTACACGTCACCCGGAGGTACGGGTGGCTCGTATGACACGGGCGCGCCTCTGCCTGCCAGCAACACGTCTGGCACGGGCATTCCCAACGCCGTAGGTCCGACCGGCACCATTGGCGGGCCTTTGCTGCATGATCTGGGCCGTGGACGGAGGTTGCTGCTCTACGTGCAGGTCGTGGCCCTGGTGACGCCAGGCACGGCAACGCTGGAAGCCGACTTCATCTGCGCAGACTCGGCGGACTTGACCGTCAATCAAACGATCTTGCTCCGTTCCAATGCGGTGTTGGTGTCCACCATGGTCAACAACCCTGGGTATCGGTTCCCGCATGGGAGCACGCCCGGAATCGTGCCGCGCAGGTTCGTGGGCATGCTATACACCATCGGCGTTTCCACCATCACTGCTGGCAGCGTCTCGGCGGGCTTGATGCTCGACGTGGATGATCACGCTGGCGTCTACTCGTAAGGAGAGATCATGTCAAGCGCAAAAGATGATGTTCCGCGTTTCAAGGTGACGCAGCCGTTTTTCGACGGCAGCACCAAGCATGAGTCTGGGACCGAGCTGGCCTGGTCGGTTCCGGCCGGGTGGGATGCGCGCCTGAACGGGCCCCACTACATGGAGAACGGGCCCAGCCTCACGTTCGAGCCTCTCAACGAGGCAGCGGAAAAGTTGCAGCTGTCCCATCGTGAGCGCATTCGGCGCGCGAACCAGCCGCAGGCGTCCGAGATGGAGCAGTTGAAAAAGTTGGTGGCCACCCAGAACGAGCAGATCTTGACGCTGATGAACAACGTCATGGCCGAGAACGCTGAGCGGCGCAAGCGAGACGACGAGCGCGAGAAGAAGCGGTAACACACAGGGTGACGCAGGCTCACGCTTGCGTCACCCTTGCATTCAGGAGCCAGCATGCCCGCTCGCGCAGACGTAGACATTGCTAACATGGCCCTGCTTTACGCAGGTGTGAATCAGCGCATCAGTGCGTTGACAGATAGCTCGCCAGCGGCGCAGGCTCTCAACACTGTTTACGCTGAAATTCGTAGATCTTTACACAATGAATTTCGTTGGCCGCACGCGGTCAAGCGGCAGCAACTGATTCCGTACTTTGGCAATCAGTACGCTGCGACTGGGATCTACAACGTAGGAGATCTTGTAAAGTTTGGTAACAACGTGTATAGATCTTTGCTCGGTATGAATTTGAATAACGAGCCCGACTTGAATAGCGCTGCTGCGTGGTGGGCGCAAGTTACGCGCGACGGCTATGCGTACGTTTGCCCAGTGCCGCCCGACATGCTGAATCCTATAGCGGTCTGGGAAAAGCTCACGGTGACAGGCGCCAGTGTCGCGCCTCTGTACGCCTTCGACAACACGCCGACGATGCCTAACTTGCGCAATCCGCGCATGAGCCAGCGAACGCCGTTCAAGCTAGAGAACGCCAACGACGGAACAGATCTTGAAGTTTTGCTGTGCGATTTGGACACGCCTATATTGGAGTACACGGCGGACGTGACCAATCCGTCGATCTATCCGCCGATGTTCGTTGAGACGTTTGCGTGGCATCTTGCGGCGCCGCTGGCAATGGGCCTTCGCGGCGATGAGAAGAAAGCTCAAGCTTGTGAAGTGATGGCCACGCGCACGCTCGCAGATGCCTGGGTTATTGCGATGCGCGACATGCAGGAAGACGAGCAGCCGGTCAGTGAGTTTGAAGCTTCGCGTGAGGGTATGCCATGAACGAAACACTGCCAATTAAGCAAAGCAAGTTTAGCAACGGTGAGATCTCGCCTGCCAGCTATGGCGACACCAAGAACCCAAAGTTTGAGTCTTCGTTGAAGCTGTGCCTGAACTGGCTTCCAATTCAAAATGGATCTGTTTCAAAGCGGCCTGGCACGAAGTTCATTGCGCCTATCAAGCAAGCGGCTTTTGGCGCGCGTTTGTTTTCGTTCATTTTTTCAGATCAGCAAGCGTTCGTGCTTGAAGTGGGCAACTTGTACATTAGGTTTTACAGAAACGGGCAATACGTAGGTGCAGATTTTAATCTGCATACTTTTGGCGATGCGTACGCGGGTGGGTACTACGAGCTTACTACAACGATCACAACTACCATGTTGCCGTTTTTACTTGCTACGCAGGTTGGCGATGTGATCACATTCACGTATGGCAATCAAAACGGTGGTGGCAACTTTGCGCCCGTGGACGTGCGGCACACGGCAGGCGTTAATGGCCCTTGGACTTTTAGCGTTACGCTTTTTGCTGCGCCCGCGTACCCTGGGTTGGTCGCGCCAAGATCTTTTGTGTTTCTGTACGGTACGCCACCGTCACTAAGTGTGCATCCGCAAGGAGATCGAGTTTACACTAGCAGCGGTGGCGTGAACACAGAGTGGATGTGCATTCAAGATGTTGTGCCAGACACAGGCGGCGTATTCGCGCCCCCTTCGCCTCCTGTGCTCAACGCTACGACCACCGGTGTCAACGGCACGCTGTATTGGCAGGCTGTGATAGATCTTGCGCATCAAGCTGCGCAGTGGCGTTTTTGTTACACGGTCACGTTTCAAAATGCGACAGACGGTACTGTGTACGAGTCAGCGCCAAGCCCAATCTACACGACCAACACAGCGTTATCTGCTGATCGTGCTTTGGATATAGGGCTTGCGGCTGCTTTAGCTGCACCGCCCGTTGGCTACGCGGCTTTGCTCATCAGCTGGTTTCGCGCGGGAGCTTCGTCCATCTTTGGTTGGATCAAAGATACCAAGGTCACTGACGGCGGCTATCTTGACGTAGGGCAAGCGCCAGATTTTACGCGCCAGCCTCCGCAAGGCACAGATCCTTTCTTGGTAAACGGTGTAGATTCATTTCCGGCTGTGCTGGGGTATATAGATCAAAGACGTGCTTGGGGCAACTCTGTGCGGTTGCCGTCCATCATTCAGCTCTCTAAAATTGGAGATCTTTTTAATTATGACGGACGTAACTTACCTGGTTCTGACAAAGACGCCATGCTTAACGTCGCGTTTGCGTCGGACGTGCTTGAAGATATTAGATCCATCACAGCTTTGAAGCGGACCGTGGTGCTCACCGGGCAAGGCGAATGGCTGCTTGCGGGCCAGGGCGGCTCGCCCATTTCGCGCTCCAACTTGGATGTGAAACGCCAGAGCAAGTGGGGCTCCAGCTGGCTCAAGCCTCTCGTGATTGGCAACGGGCTTTTGTTTTGCACGTCCAAGTCCAACATGATTCGTGATCTGTATCCACTGTACGGTATTTACACGGACACTTGGGACGGTCAAGATTTGACTGTCATGGCTAAGCACTTGTTTGATCTGCACACCATCAAAGCCTGGGCTTTTCAAAGCGTGCCTTATCCCGTGGTTTACATGGTGAGGGAAGACGGCGTGCTGCTTTCTTGCACTTACCAGCACGCGCCCGCAAGCTTTGGGCAGCAGCTGACAGAGGGCGTCGTGGCTTGGGCGCAGCACAACACGGGTAGCGGCGATTCTTTTGAAGACGTGTGCGTAGTGCCTGAGCCTCCCGAAGACGCAGTGTATGCCATCGTGCGCCGCTTCGATGCGGTGGTGGGGACTAAGCGCTACATCGAGCGCTTCAACAGGATTGCCACGCCAGGATCGCCGTACGTGCCAGGCGTGCCTGATATTCGGTACGCCATGCACACGGATTGCACTATTGTTTATGATGGACACAATGATCAACTTGGTGGAGCCAACCCAGGCGCCTCCGCTTGGTTTGACTCCGTGCTGGTGCCAGGATCTCAAAATCCTGCGGACTACGTTGCTGGCACGGCTATCAAAATCACGGTAGGGTCGGGCGCGACGCCGTTCGCAGCGGTTGACGCAGCTGCGCCATACGCGTCCGCATTTGTTTTTGATCCAGAAAATGTTTTTAATGTTGGGCCCGTGCGTGCGCACATCACCGGGTTTACCAGCAGCACGGTTGTCACAGCAGAGCTGGACGCGCCCTGCACGCTCGCGCAGCTGCAACGGTACACATCTGGGTTTTCTGCCGCCGTGGGCCTTTGGGGCTTGGCGAAGGGAGTGCTGGCGTCGCCTGGGTTTGGCGTTTTGGCTGGCTTTGCCTTGGACTCGGGCCTACCCAACGGTTCGCGCGGTTTGATTGCCTTGGTTGACGGTGACGTTCAGATCCCTGCAACCTTCGTCAACGGCGTGGCAAACTTCGCAGTGCCGGGCTTGGTCATCCGGCTCGGGCTGGCGTACAACGCTGACTTGAGCTTGCTTGATGCGTACGATCCGCGAGTTGAGGTGCGGCAAAAATTCAAAAACATCCTGCGCGTGGCCTTTGAAGTTTACAACACGCGCGATATGTGGTTTGGCAAGAACGCGCTGAGCCTGACGCAATGGCAGCAGCGCAACGTAACTGATGCGTACGGCGTGGTGGGTTTGGCCACAGGCTACTACGAAGAGTTTGTCATGGGCGAGTACGGCAAGACTGGGCAGCTCTTGGTGCGGCACTTTAATCCGTTTCCTGCAACGCTGACTTCAATCTTGAGGGAGATGCGCCTTGGAGATACTTAGCGTTCGCGCAGTACCTGCGGGCAAGCGCCAAGTGCGCGAGCTGGGGCGCCTCATGCGCCCAGCTGACCGTGCAGAGATCTTAGCGTCAGGCGGCTGGAGCGATGTCGAGCGCTGCTTGCGCGCCAACGTGAACCGCTCAGTTGAAGCTTGGGCAATGTACGCTGACAAAGATCTTCTCTGCATTGTAGGTGTGCTGTTGGGGCCCAACTGCCAGGTGCCGTGGGTGCTAACCAGCGTGCACGTCGATAATCATCCGCTGACTTTTTGGCGGGCAAGCAAGGAAGTGGTGGACAAGCTGCGTGACAAGTACCCGTTAATGATCAACATGATTCATGCCAAGTACGGAGCCGCGCTGCGCTGGGCTGAGAGGCTAGGTTTTACGATCATGGCTCCTGAGAAGTTTGGCGTAGCGGGCGACTTGTTTTGCAAGGTTGTGCTCGACACGCGCAAGATCGAGGTGGCTTGTGGGTAGCGCGGCCTTGCTGGCGATGGGCACGGGCACGGCTCTCAAGACAGTAGCGTCATTGCAGCAGGCTGACCGGGCCAGGGCGGATGCTGAATTGACCGCGCAGGCGTCCGACCGGGCGGCGTCTGACGCGGTGCGTCGTGGCGAGTTGCGGGACCTACAGGTGGCTATGCGCGGCTCGGCCGTCACAGCGGCCCAACAGGTGGCCCAGAGCGGCACCGGCATCCTGACGGGTGTAGGAGCGTCGAGGACGGCGCTGGAAGCGTCTTCGGCCGTGAATGAGGTAGACAGGCGAACCGTGCGCATCAACGCGGCGTTGGACGCCTACGGCCTTCGTGAGCGGTCCAGGGCCGCCCGTCAGGAAGGCGCGAACGCCCATGCGTCCGGTGTGAACGCCGCCGTGGGTACGTTCTTGAGCGGCGTTGCCAGCGTGAGTGAGAAGCTGGGCGAGCGCGCGGCTGACCAGCCGGGTGAGGACGAATAATGCCGACTCCCGAGATTCAAGAGGCCAGCGTGCAGCAAGAGGCTACGCCGGTGGTGTCGCAGCAGACGCCGGGAGTAGGATCGTACGCGGGCGCAACAGTAGGACAGGCGTTGGACGTTGCGGGCGATGCGCTTTGGAAGATCGGCACGCAGGAATATCAGCGCGCAATGCAGGCTAAGGCGCAGCAAGCCGAGTCAAACGCGCAACGTGAAATGCAACAGGTTCGAGACGGCTACGCTTCAAAGCAATTTGGCGAGAACGCCGTGAAAACGCACCAACAAACAAGCGATGCTTTGGAAGCGATCAGAACAAAGTACGAGCACTCAATACCAAGCAAAATGGGGCGCAACGTCTATAATAACGCTACGCTTAAGATCTTGCGCATGTCGCAGGAAGGCGTAGACTCGCACTTTGAACGGCAAAACAAAGTTTATCAAAATGATCAATTCTTGAGCGTTGCGCAGAACAACACAAAAGAGATCGCAACGCAAGCGCGGGATAACCCAGCCAACGCGCTCAAGCTTCTGCGAGACTTGCCTGCCCGCGCGCGCCAGCAGGCAGAAGGCCAAGGCAAAGAAGGCGAGGCAGCTGACGCTTTTGTGTCAAAGATCATGCAAGCACCAACACAAGCTTATCTGGTGGGGCTTACGCACAACCTAGACGTGACGCCTACGCAGCTAGATGAAGCGTATGAGAAGTACGGCACCGTGCTCACAGACGCTGGCCGTAAGTCTGTCGAGGCTGCGATCTTTAAGAAATCTGTTGCGTGGACGGCCAGCGCTATCGTGGATACTTTGCCGGTCGTTGCGTACGATGCGCGCGGTCGGTATAACGTGGACGCGGTACAAGAGCACAAGGCGAATCTTGACCCAGACGATCCGCGTACTCCAGCCATCATCAAAAGTTTGGATCATGCAGTGTTAGAGCGCAACAATGAAGTTAAAGCGCGGGTGTTGCAGAGCATGGATGCGATCAACAAAGCTCAGGTGCGTGGCCAGCCGTTCAAGATGAGTCTGGCTGACAGCGCGGATGTTGCTGAGATACGTATGAACGATGGCGCGCTTGCGCGCGCGCTAGACAGGCGCGAAACGAACGAACTTGCCACGGCGCAAGGGCGCGAACTGCGGACAGTCAAAACCGCGAACCGCGCATCGTTCAATGAGGAGTTGTTTCGTGTAAATACGCTGTCAGACGATGCGCTGCGCCAGCTTAATCCTAAAGAGTATGCGAACGTTGTTCGCGCTCTGGGCTTGCCCGAACCGATGGTAGACAAGCTGACACACCATGTCGAAGCTGAACAAAAAGAAGCGACTGGCGGATTGACGCGCACGGATCTAACAAGCATCGCTAGCGCTGTTGCGACGGCGGCGCATCGAGGAAGCCCACGGCTTTCAGCGCAGGCTAAACTTGAGATTCATTCTGCGCTGGCGGAAGCTAAGCGCAACGGTTTGATCAAAGACTACGACAGCGCTGTGAAGTTTGCGCAGAGTAAAACTAAGATCGTTCCTAACGGCACGACTATGTTTGGGTTGGTCGGCAAAACTGCGACGCAGTGGCAAATTGACGCCGCTCACCGCGATTCAGACGGGCCGCGGACCGCTCCTGCGCAGGCTGTGCCTGTCGCCAAGCAGAACGTGCCAAAGCGTTTGTCAGCTCCCAAAACTATTGGCGGTGAGACGCGCGTGTATGACTACGATCTGAAAGCTTGGGTAAAGCCGTGACTGACTGGGACAAAGTAGAGCCGCCGCCACCGCCTGCGGGAGTTTCTGACTGGGCTAAGGTTGCACCGCCGCCAGAAGATAGCGACAACGTCGGTGTAACGCGCCTGCCGCCACCGCCTGACATGAAATCTTCAGGTTTGAAAAAAGGCGCTTACACGCTTGGCGGGCTTGAACTTGCAAACGCTGCAAAAGATCAAGACCCAAAAAAAGCAATACAAGCGCTCAGCGATGCGCGTGCAAACAACTTGGAGCCACAGCACGCGGCTGACAACGCTGACATTTTTCAAGCGCAACGGCAGACTGCGGGCGTGGCGCAAGCGTTGGCACAAAGCCCGGCGCTAATGAGTTACGCGGGCCAGTCAACACAACACGTTGCAGCTATCGCGGGCGATTCCACCAACCTTGCAGCCGTAGGGCGCGGAGCTTTTGGCGAGCCTGAGCTTCCTTGGTACGGAGATCTTGACGAAAACGCGCCGCCTGCGGAAGATGGGCCCGCGTACGAGCGACCCACCGGGCCCGATGCAATCACTGCTGCATTGACCAAGCACACTGCGTCAATGATCAAAGATTTTGTTGACGCATACATCGGCCTTCAAAGCACGCCTTCGCAGGGCGTTAAAAATCTGAGCAAGTCTCTTGGTAGCATTGCAGGACAAGATCTTGCAGATGTGATTCCAGCGCCTGTGGAGGCAGTGGCGGGGGTGCTGCCATCTCTCGTGGGCTTGGGAGTCGCTGCGGCAACTGGGCCCGAAGCGTTGTTTGCCAGCATGTTCATGGGCGGTTATGGAAGGCTCAGAGCAGCGGGCGTAGAAGATGGCCTGGCTGCGACCGGCGCGGCACTGGCTGCCAAGCTGGGCTCTGGCTTTGGTACTGAGTTTTTGACTGGGCTGGCGCCAAAGGCAACGCAAGCCTTGGTTCGCGATACGGCTGCGCAGGCCATGACTTCGCTAGTGCGCAGCGCTGCTGCCAAGGAAGCGGCAAAAAAGTTTGGCGTGCATGCAGCTTCAGGCGCGCTGATGACTATCAGCATGGGCATGACTGAGTTGATCACAAAAAATATTGACACGTACAGCAAGACCGGCAAAGAACCAGATCCTTCTGAGCTATGGCAAAACTTCAAGCAGCTGTCCAAGCAAAGTCTTGCGCTCTTGCCGTTTGCAGCAACCGGTCCGTTGATGGAGTATCACCAACAAATGGGCAGGCACCTGGCTGCTCATGCAGATCAAATTAAGCTTGCAGCGTTAACCGGCCCACTTGGCGAAACGGACATTGTGCGCACCGCGCCTGCCGAAGCTAAACAGATCGTGCGCCAGATGGCTGATGACGCGGGCGAGCGTTGGGCCAACGAAGAGCAGCCTCCACCAAGCGCGCCCGCGCGCGGAGGCTCTGTCGAGATAATGGCTGGCTCGTACGTTCAGGCGGCGAAGCAATCAAAGGTAGTTGACGCGCTGAAAAAAGAAATCAATAAGATCGAAACCTCGGGCGACACCGTACCCGAAGACTTGGAGCGTAAACTTACGCAGGAAGTTGGCAAGCTGAACCGGCTGATGGAGCCTGAGCATTTTGGGGAGCCCATCCCTGCGCCCGCGCGCGCAGCGGGCAAGGTTTACGTTGACGCTGACGTGCTGCGCAAAGTTGCTACAAACAATAAACTTGATCCGCACAAAGTAGCTGAACAAGTTACAGGCAACGCCAACGCGCTAAACGAAGCAGAGGCAACGAACACGGCCATCGCAGTCCCGGTGGAGAACTACGCGGTGGACTTGCAGCCTCTGCACAAAGATCTTGCCAAAGGCACGTCACTGCATGAAGACAACCCTTCGTTGGCGAGCGTGCAGTCTGAGCCTCCTATTGATCTGCAAGAAGCGCTGGCTAATTTAGCTAAGCCGCTGAACAACGCTGAGTTGACTAGACTTGCTGCGGTAAACGCAAAAGCAGCTCCTGCGCCCGTAGCAGATCCTGCCCTCAACACGCCGCAAACAATTCATGGCATTCAAAAAACATTCGCAGCGTTGAAGACGCTAGGCTTTGATGTGCCTGAATTGCCCGCCAGTATAGTGCCTCTCAACACAGGTGAGCCGTTGTCGCCACCAAAAAAAGAGCCCACTACGCCTGCTGCTATCTACAAAGCTCAAGCAGTCAAGGCGATGGCAGACAAAACGATCTTTCAACTGGCGACAAAGGCGTATGCGAGCGCAGCCCGCAAAGCTCAAGGCATCATTGATAAGATGCGGGTGCAGACGGAAAATAAACTGTCGAGCGCTGAGCAGACTGCGCAGCAAGGGATCGACGCTAAGACGCGGCAAGAAGCCCAGGACAAGTCCGTCACAGCCACGCAGAAGACTGTTGTTGCGGGAGAGAAGTCTCTCGAAGCGATGCGTCAGATTGAAATTCGCAATCTAAACCGGGCCATGGAAACCGCGCGGGCCCAGGCGCAGAAAGCGGCAACTAAAGTAGTTGGTAGCGTCACTGCGTCTGTGTCGGACGGCATTCGGGCAGACCGCTACGGCGCAGGCGCGCTCTACGGCGAGCTGTATGACCACGTTTCTCAAGCTCTGGGTTTGCGCACGCCAGCGCCCAACGAAGAGTTAAACGATCCTACTGTCAGCATGAACGTACTACAAACTAGTTACGGCTCAGATCTACCGTTTGACTTGGAACAAGTGTTGGCCCTAATTAAGACGCCCAAAGAGCTGGGTGAAATGAAGTTGTCCGAAGCGAACACCGTTGATGCGTTTTTCAAAACGCTGCAAAAAATATCTAGCGAAGCCAGCAAAGCTTACACTGAAGGCCAGCTGCTAGATCGTAAAGCTGTCATCGACAAAGACATCTTGCCTGCTTTGAAGGCGCAAACGCCCGATGGGCAGGCTAACTCGCCTCCCGATGTGCAGAACCCGGAGCTTGCTCGCCCGCCTCCCGATGTGCGGAACCCGAAGCAAGCAGGTGCGCGCTCGCGCTGGGAAGCGTTCAAAGACGGCATCGCAGCTATGAAAGGTGATGAATCCAAGCTTTCGTTTCAAACCTTGCTCAAACCCATGGGCAAGTGGGGCGCATCGCATTTCCTGCGCGTGCTCTCGGCTGAGAAAGTCGAGGCTCGAATCAGGACCCAGCAGGCAGACGCAATGTCGCTCACCAGCAAACTAGCCGGGCTAGATCGACGCGTGCCGTGGCCCCAAGGAATGTCGCAGCCAGGTTTAACTCAAGATGTATCAGTGGCCGACATGCTGCACATTCGGCGCTTGATGGGTACGGAGGAAAACTCTGCGGCTATCGCGGAAGCAACCAAGGTGCCGTTGCCAGCTTGGGAAGCTTGGTTTGATCAGCATATGACCAAAGGCATGTACGACGCTACCCAACAATTTTGGACTGGCACCAAGTCTCTCGGCAACGAGCAAGCAGCCAACATGGCTATTCGTGGCGCGGTGCCCATGGTGCGCCAGACACCGAGAAAAATCAAAACGCAATTTGGCGACTACACCGGCTCGTTCAGCGGCCCGATGCGCTGGCTCGATGGTTCAGGGCGCTTGCCTAGTCCGGTGAGTGCAGACGACCCTATGAGAGGCAACCGGGTGGCGCCTGACGTGCCCCACCGTAAGACTGAGGCGCCAAGCCCTGCCATTGACCGCTTCCCTGACCTGAGCGCGTCCAACGGCCAAGCTCATTTTAGAGAGCAGGCCCGCGACATTGCTTACAGCGAGCCGGTACGCGATGGCCACGCAATGTTTACTGATCCTGACTTTCAGCGCGCAGTGGTGCAACGGCTAGGACAAGCTTGGTATGACAGATTGATCCAAGCGCACGACCGGGTAGCTGACGGTGGCCGCGTAGCAATAGATCGTGGAATTAGCACAGTAAACGTGCTGTTCACGGGCGGGCGTATCGTGGCCGGCGCTACGTTTCCTTTTAACATAAGCACCATGCTCAAGACTGCGATCCATCCGCTGCAAGATGCTATGCTGCAAGGCGGGGGGCTGAACTTAATCAAGGGTACGTTGCGCGCTGTCAGCTCTGAAGGCCGCGCTGAATCTAACGCGCAGTCACGCATTGTATCTTTGTACACTCGGGACGCCTATCGGCGGCAACGCGATATGGCGCACGATCTTGAAGGCAACACAGACAGCGCTCTTGAGAAAGTGGGCGATGTCGCTTCTGCCGCCGGGCACTTTTTCAATGCGCACACGCTCGCGGCGCACGCTCACATTATCTGGCATACCAATAGGTACGCGGCGCCCGCAGGTAGCACATACCAAGAGTCGATAGACTACGCGGACCAGCGCACAGCGGCAGCTTTGCCGCCAAATACGGTCGTCCGGCAGTCCGCGCAAAACATGAACCAGCTTTTTGCGGCGATGAACTTGACGTACAATTTTCAAGGAGCTTTTTTCAACATGAAAGCGCAGAACGAGATGGAGGTACGCGCGAACATCGCAGGTGGTGCAAATAAGTTTGTCGCGCGCGGTATCCAACTGGCTCAGCGGCTTGGCACCTACGCAACTTTAGGCTTGGGACTATGGATCGGTGGCCAAGGGCGCACCAAACAAGAGGAAGAAGAAGACGCAGCCGGGCATGGCAGTGTCAGCGGCTTTGGCGATACAACGATGCTGGGGCACCACGTTGGCACAGCAAAATGGATTGCGCGCACGCTCATGGTCGAGAAGTATTTAGGCAGCCCTATTGCGCACAAGCTCATGGAAATGGCCGCGCCTATCTTGGTGGGCGACAAGCCTGCGCGCTCCTACGGTTTGTTAAACCCGCCTGCGCAAGAGTTGGCCGACGCGGAATGGAAAGACTTTGTTACGATCGTTAACAGCGAGAAAGAGGGTTCGCAGCGTTTGAACGCAGCGTTTGACAGCGTGGCAATGGTTTTTGTGCCCGGCCATGTGCAGATGAAGCGCAGCGGCCAAGCCAGCTATCAGCTGCTGCACGCAGAGGATTTTGAAGGCGACTATCAGCCGCGTGGTGACTTAGATAGGTTAGACATGCTCATTCGTGGTACGAAGCCACGAAACGCTTCGTTCCTCAGCGATGCGCAAGGACTCATTTCTGGAAGGAGTAGACAATGATTGGGATTCTCGCAGCGCTGCTTGCGGTGGTCAATGTTGGCACCAACGCATCGCCAGGATATGGGTGCGATGGTGTGGCAGTGGGCCCCTACGCCATCAGCTTTCCGTACTTGACCAGCACAGATCTTATTGTCACTTCGACCACGGCGCCTGGCGTGGTCACAACTCTGGCTTACGTGACCGACTACACGCTATCAGTGACCAGCACCAGCACGACTGGCACAGTGACGCTGCTCGCGGGTAGCAAATGCCCTGCTGGCAGCACGTTAACGATCACGCGCACTTTGGCTTTGACTCAGCCCTACGGATTTAGAAGTCAGACTTCGTTCAACCCCGCGTTGCACGAGCTTGCGTATGATCGTTTGTTTATGATCATGACACAAATCAACAGCAGCGTGTTCGGCCAGTACGTATCGAAGGGCGATATCATAGTGCGTAACAGCTTGGCGCCCACCCGGCTTGGGGTTGGCGTGGACGGTCAAGTCCTCACTGCTAGCTCTGCGACGCCGACTGGTCTGGTCTGGGGCTCTGGTTTCACGGTTGGCGGCTCCTACGTGGCTCCTGGGGGCGGCGCCGTCCCGCGATCGATCGCGAACAAGCTGGGCGACGTGGTGAGCGTCAAGGACTTTGGCGCTGCAGGCGATGGGGTTACGGACGATACAGCGGCGGTCAACTCGGCCGTTGCGCTGGCCGGATCGATCACAGGAGTTACGTTCCCGTGCCCGGGCACCTACTCAACCAGCAATCGCGGCACGCTCTTGT